GCTTCTGAAATTGGTTGTGTAGGTTATCACACTATGGATGATGACGGAAATACAATCTATATGCCATGTGATACTCACGAAGAATATGATGAGTTGATTGATGGAACAGAAACAAGTTAGCCAGAGGGTACGTAAAGCTCTTGAAAAAAAAGTTGAAGAACACAACGAGAAGCACGGCGATTCTGCTGGTAAACGTGTCACTCTCCGTATGCTTATTGCTGTATTTAAACGTGGAGTAGGAGCATACAATACCAATCCAGCGTCTGTTAGACCATCCGTAACATCTCCTGACCAATGGGCTTATGCTCGTGTAAACGCGTTCCTGTACGCTGTGAGGACTGGTAAGTTTCGTGGTGGTAAGTTTGATACTGATTTGTTACCTGCTGGTCATCCTCTCTCTAGTAAATCAATGACTAAAGGTCTTTATGATGATTTGAATTTTACTATTCCTAAAGGTGCTAAAGAAGAAGCTAAACGTGGACTGGAATGGCGTAAAGAATTTGGTAGAGGTGGTACTTCTGTTGGGCTTGGCTCGGCTAGGTATATCCTTAACAATACAACTGCTGGTGCAGAAAAAACTAGACATATTGCTAAGTATTTTCCTAGGCATGAAGTTGATAAACGTGCAGAGGGATGGCGACAGGGAGAAAAAGGTTATCCAAGTAATGGTCGTATAGCTTGGGCATTATGGGGTGGAGAAGCTGGTAAGACATGGTCACAAAAACTTGTAAGAGCTATGAACAAACGTGATGAAAAAGCAAACTCTGCATTTGAACTTATTGAACGTAGGAACAAACTTCGTGAAGAAGATTGGGAATATAGATTAGGTAGATTTCGTGATAACGAAGTTAAAGACATTCTCTATAAAGAACATGATAAGTTGTTAACTCAATGGGAAACTGTTCTTAAAGATGTTTACTTTGACTTATTGCAATCACAAGACTTAAAAATATTTAATCAACTTAATAGATATTTTCCTACGGAGATAGGTGTGGAAAGTATTATTGATTTTAATATTGATGAGAACGTCAAGACTTGGTCTCCTGATGTTTTTGATTTGTATGTATCGTTGGCTAATGACTTTGCATATTATCAAGTTGACTTGTTACTTCCTAATGAGAAAGCAAGTCCTTATGTAATTCCACACAGGGAGAAAAGAAGTCGTAATGATATTATTGAACAAGGATTCTTTTACAGGCTCATATCCGTAGAAAGATTTCCTTTATCTAATCTTAAGAATAACAGAGAAGCTATTGCCTATATAAATAGTCGTATTGATACGATGCTTCCTAACATGGCTGTAACTTCTAAAAAAAGATTTAACCTAGAGTTCCGTAAAGCTCTGCAAGAGGGTATGGACTTGGGTTACTCTGGTCGTAAACTACAAACATTCGTTGCTAACTCTGTTAAAAAAGTTTTGAGTAAAAGAAATCTTTCTAGGGCTTTGACTATTGCTCGTACTGAAGCGAACTCACTTGCAAATTATGGTAGAGGAGTAGGTGCAAACTCAACTGGGATTCTATATACTAAAGAATGGATTTCTCAAAGAGATGGGAAAGTGCGAGATGCACACGTTATACTAGATGGAACGGAAGTTAACGAAGATAATAACTTTGAATATCAGGGTTACAGGTTAGAATATCCAGGAGATAGTTCCTTGGGAGCACCTGCTGGTTTAACAGTAAATTGTCGTTGCTTCCTAAGTTATCACGAAAAGAGGATATAAAGTTGAAAGAGCAAAAAGCTAAAGATTTACTAAGTTTTGATGAAGCTGAGGGTAAAGTAAGTGCAGTATTTTCTGTATTTAATGAAATAGATTCAGATGGAGATGTAGTTCTCCCTAAGTCCATTAGAAGTGGCTATGGCGACAAGGGTGTCGTTATGTGCTGGGGGCATGACTGGAAGCATATCATCGGTAAAGGTGTTATTCGTAACGAAGATAGTCAAGCTGTTTTTCATGGAGAGTTCAACATGAACACTACTGCTGGTAAAGAAGCATACGAAACTGTTAAAGCTATGGGAGACATTCAACAATGGTCATTTGGTTTTGAAGTTAATGATTCAGAGCGTGGTATGTTTACAAAAGACGGGCAAGAAACTGAAGTACGTTTTCTTAAAGATGTTAAAGTCTGGGAAGTTAGTCCAGTTTTAGTGGGTGCAAATCAAAATACACACACACTTGCAGTCAAAGAAAAAGATTTAAAAGAAGAAGATATAGTTGATGACGTTGACACCGAATTTGAGGAAGTCGAAGAAGTCAAAGATGTCGGATTAAGATTTACCGATGAAGTAGATAACTTGCTTATCAAGATGACTGCTTTGTTGAAAAGGGCTAAGGAGCTTACTGCCTTACGCTTGGGTAAAGAGAAAACATTATCAGAAGATAGCACAGAAGCATTGACTTCTTTGAAAGATGCGTTAGAAGAAATGCATCAAGATATAGATACTTTGCTTACTGTTGGCTCTGCTGATGATGTTGAAGTAATACAAGATGAGATTGATGTTAACGATTTGTTTAGAACTACAACAGATTTGTTAGCTGATACTCTTGATTTATAGGAGATATTATGGCTGATAATACAGTTAAACTTCAAGAATTAAGAGAGAACTTAGCAAAGTTTGCTGGGGAAAAAGACTTTTCTGAATTTACACCTGAGGATAAAACCAAATGGGCGTCAATGAATGAAGAAGCTAAAACCTTAGCAGATGGTATTCGTGAGCAACAAATATTTGAAAAAGATATGAAAGCTAACGAAGAAGCAATTAGTGCAGGTAAGACTGTCGCTTCTCTCCCAATTCATGAAGAACAAAAAGAAATGCCTAAAGCATTAGGCGAACAGGTACGTGAATCAAGGGCTTATAAATCCTACATGGAAGATGGACAACTAAACATTTCATCAGAAGTAAAATACAATCCTTTATTGGAAAGTAAAACACTTTTGACTGAGACTGGTTATCCACCTGCAGTTACAAGGAGTGATTTACTCGTTCCTACTGCTTTAAGAAACCCTAATTCAGTTATAGATTTGTTTTCAGTAATTCCTACTGATTCATATCAATACAAGTATTTAGAAGAAACTACTTTCACAAACAACGCTTCAGAAAAAGCCGAGGGTACAGCCTTTGGAGAATCTGCGTTGGCATTTACAGAAAGAACTGAAAACATCAGAAAATTTGGTGTGTCAATTCCTGTAACAGAAGAATTATTATCTGATGTTGCATCTGTCAATGGATATTTAGACAGTAGATTAAAAACAATGCTCGAACTAAGATTATCCGATGTTCTCATCGGTGGCTCAGGTGTTGCTCCGATTATCACAGGTGTATTGAATAAATCTGGTATAAATACCTTTAACTATTCAAGCTACTCTGGTAATTTAGCAAGAATTGGTCAAATCTATCAAGCAATTACAGAAATTAGAAAAGACGCTTTTATGGAGCCTGATGCAATACTCATGCACCCAAGCGACTGGAACGACATAGTAACACAAGTTAACTCAACTGCTGGTACATCGGGTGCAGGATTTACAGAAGTATCTCCTACATTTGTTGGTGCAGGTATGTTTGGTAACTCTGTTACACCTCAAATTTGGGGTATAAGAGTTGTCCCTAATACTGCAATTTCAGCTGGTACAGTTCTAGTTGGTACTTTTGGTGGAGGCATGGCTTCACATATCATCACTCGTGAGGGTATGGAAGTTGCTATGTCAGATAGTCATGATGACTTTTTCACAAAAGACAAAGTAATGATGAAAGCAAGTATGAGGTTAGGTTTTGCAATCTATCGTCCAGAGGCTTTCTGTTCTATTACAAACTTCTAAGGAAGTTATTAATTGGTTTTGTTATCCCATTCGAGTTACGTAAGTAGTAAGAGTGGGATGCAAACTGGAAAGAAAGACAATATGATTTTAAAAAAAGATGTATGGATTGATGAAGATGGTAAAGTCGGCGAGGGTAAAGATGGTTTACCTAAGGGATGGGCTAAAGGCAAATTAGTTGCTAAAGCTGGTACAGAAATCTCTGACTTGCAAGCTAAAGAACTCGGTCTTAAAAAAGAAACTAAAGCAAAAAAAGCACAAGAAAATAAATCTAAGTAGGTAGTCAATGTCTAACCAGTATGTTGATAAAGCAGATTTAAAAACCTATATAGGATTAACAGGTACTGGTCAAGATACCAATATTGATAATGCTATTGATGGTGCTAGTCGTCTTATAGACAAGATGTGTGGTCGTCATTTTTGGCAAGACGCTACTGTTACAGACAAGTTCTACACACCTATTAACTCTTATTATTTAGAAATAGATGACTTATCTACAACTACTGGTCTGGTTGTGAAACTAGACACAAATGATGATGGTACTCATGATAAAACATTAACTATTGATACCGACTTCGTGTTGAAACCATACAACCCTCAGGTACATAAGATTTCTAGTACAACCTATTACTATCCTCATAGTGAAATAAATATACTTCCAACTCGTAGTGATGCACATTTCGATGCATTCGTAACTAAGAATGTTAAAGTGACTGGGAAGTTTGGCTGGAGTGCCGTTCCTGAAGCTATTAAACAAGCAACTCTCATACAGGCAACTAGGTTGTGGAAGCGTAAAGATACACCCTTTAATGTTTTTGGTAATGAACAAACAGGGCAAAAAGAATTATTTAATAAAATAGACCCTGACGCATTGCAACTTATAAAGGGTTATGTAAAGCACAAGCTATGAGTTTTTCTGTTAGTGGTGCTAACAATATAAATAAACGTTTACAACTAAGTGCTTTGGGTGGAGTTGCACTTCGTAACTTTTTCTCACAGTACGGGCAAGTTGTTGTTACTAATTCTAAAAAAGAAGCACCTAGATATAAAGGTAATCTTAGGGGTAGTCTTACGTTTAAAAGAATTGATGGTGTCGGTCGTCTACCTATTGGTATAGATGTCTATTCTCGTAGTCCTTATGCTTTGTACGTACATGGTTTTTACGACATGAAAGTTAAGATGAGTAAGCCATGGTCAAGAAGTAAGCCACATTATCCACCTATCTCTGCT